GCCACTGTATTTTCTTTGCTCACTGCATCTCCATTGACATACTCGATGTCGCTAATGTTGTTGACTTTGATACGGATGGTGTCGGGGCAGTTGGGAAATGCACCGTTGTTTTCTACTGTCACGAAGTTACCTTTGGCACCAGACTGAAAGCCTGACACAAGATTGAAAGCGATGTTGCGCACGGGTTTGTTGCGATACACACCTTTAATTACACGAATTGCACTCATTGTTGGCTCCTTTGAAATGCGGTTGTTTACTGTTTATGTCTCTATTATAGCAAATATTGAATTAATGGTCAAGTACTACCAAAGTATTACTTTTTGAATTGTTCAAAGAAACGGGTATTTATTTCGTCCATTTCCGCCTGCTCCACATAGAAATCAGTGGCAGGATCGTAGTACTGGCCCTGTTTGTTGTCATAATACAACACACGACCTGAGAAGTTGAACGGGCCTTCCAGTCCCTTGCGAGGGCCGTATTTGTCACGCATCATGTCCACAGTGTCAACTACACGATATCCCATTGCTGGCTCCTTTTTGCTTTGTATGCCACTAGTATAACAAAAAGGGAATTTCTGGTCAAGTACTACCTAAGTATTACCTAGCACCAGTTGTTTGCAATTACAGGATCGCTGGTACATTCATGCGGCTTGGGACGGCCATGAAATACCAATATACTTGTTTCGCCACCAATGTAGGCATTTGCCCCAGCACCTGGTGCATTGGGTTTTCTTGTGGCAAAATTATATCCGCCATCACTCACTTGCCAGCGCCAACTTTGTAAATGGTGCTGATCAAAGTGTCTGCGTTGATTGGGATCAATTACCACTCCCAAGTAATCTTGGTCGCCGGGGTATTTTACAACTGTTCTGTTGATATCCAATTGATCAAAGTCGTGCCACACATGTGCATACCGGGCAACATTCCACCACATCACACTGCTATTCATTCCTGAATATGTTTTGCGTTGAAGATATCTAAAGTCTCTAATGGTCCAAAAGCATTCTGTACTCAATGCTGGAATCCAACTCAAATCATTTATGATCACACAATCAAGATCAAAGTACAACAAGTTGCCTGAGTGATGCTCAGGATTGAACAACTGCATCTTGTACCACCATTCACGCTTGGGTCCCGAAATACCCGGCCATTCTTTCACCACATGCTTGATCATGTGTGGTGGCACTGGCCTATCTGCTTCAGTATAAACATGAAAACGTATACCATCAGGTAAATGACGTGACAACATGTTGTATAGTTTTTCCACGTACACCCAGTCGTAACCAGTGCCATGGATCACACATGCACAATCAGTCATGCTGTCAGTGCGGGCTCGATTCTTTTTAGCCATAGTCCTTCTCGTAGTTCTTGCACAGTGTATTCAGTGTGGCATATCTTTGCTAACCACAGTTCTCTGTCTACTTCATAGGGTTGTTCAATGTCAGGCATACCCACTGCCACAGGATATGCCAGGCTGCTGTGTGCCACAATGGGTCTGCACCCTGCAATGCCTGCTTGTATACCCGGTCCCGAATTGTGATTGACTACAGCATGACAGTTAAAGTGCATGTCAAAACTGTCGTAAGTGTTGACCACAGGACGTGCAACTTCCATTGTGACGTTTTTGGGCAGGTATGGCATGCGTAATGGTGAGCGAGGGTGCGCACGTATACGTATGGGACGATCAGTTGAGTTGCGTAGTTGTTGAATTTGCATCAATACCCAGTCTTCCATGCTGCCAAGCCCGTCCACTTGCAGACTGTTTCGATGTTGTGCAGCAATAATGATTTCAGGACCTGGGTTTAGCTGGGTGGCTAGACTTATTTGCAATTGTCTAGGACGACCCAGATCCAAATCGTGTTCATGACCGTAATAGCCATCCCGAGTGATGTGGTTCACTGCCAATTTCCAAGTTTGCCCACGATACAGCGCACCAATGTCTATCACAATCACCGGCTTGTTTTGACTGCGGTAGTGTTCATACACTCCTTGATTGGGGCGCATTCTACCATGCCACAGCACTGACCAAATCACTGCCGCATCTGCAGTCATGGAGTTCTCTTGTGTTTGTATGCCCGAGGCCTGACAACAATCCAAAAATGCACTCATTACAGGCTTGCTGTTTAGCGCACATTGGGCAGGAAAATAGGCTATGGTTTTGATCACTGTAAATACGTCTATGAAATACACTGTAGTTACCACTTTTAACGCCGAAGGTTATAAGACTTATGGTCGGCGAATGATTCAAACATTTTTGGCCACATGGCCCAAAGATATCCTGCTCCGAGTGTACGCCGAGGGCTGTGTAGTAACTGAAACTGCGCCCAACTTGCAAGTGCTGGATCTGGAAGGGGTTAGTGCAGACCTTGTGACATTTAAGAACAAATGGCGCAACGTGCCCAAGGCCAATGGGGACATTGGTCCAGGCAGTGAACGCAAAGCATTCAAATGGCAAGCAGTGCGTTTTGCTCACAAAGTGTATGCCATATTTCATGCTGCCCGGCATGCCACTACAGATTGGCTAATTTGGATGGATGCCGACATGGTGTGCCACAGCCCAATCACTGTACCGCGTATTGCACAATTCTTTCCAGATGATCGAGAACTGTGTTATGCAGGTCGTAGCAACAAGTTCTCTGAATGTGGCTTGTACGGCATGAACTTGCGGCGTGACCCCATACAAAAGTTCTTGGCAGAGTTCCAACGTATGTATGACGATGCCGAAAACGGTATATTCCGACTGTCAGAATGGCATGACAGTTATGTGTTCGATGATGTTAAGAATCGTAGCGGACTAGCAGAACTAAACTGGTCAGCCGGCCTGATCAACGGCGAAGGTCATCCGCTGATCAACTGTGAATGGGGTGCATACATTGACCATCTCAAAGGCAAACGCAAGGGCGATGGCCGTAGCAAACTCAAAGACCTTGTGGTCCGACGCACTGAAAAATACTGGCAATGATATTTTTAAGCAAGAATGGCGATGACGAATACATTGACATGTATGCACATGGGCTTGGGCTTGAGAGTACGCCCCTGGAATCTTGGCGTTATGAGGACAGCGACGAGCCACTCATGCTACGTGGCATAATGAAGCACAAGATCATCAAACAGTGCTGGGCAGATAAAAGACCATTTAGATACATGGATTCGGGATACTTGGGCAATCGTCCTGGTTTTAAAAATCCTCACGGTTGGAAACATTGGCACAGGATTGTGCCCAACAATCTACAACATGATCAAGTTATTCCACGACCCAGTGATCGTTGGAATCAACTGGGATTAGAGGCAGCCAATCGCCGTGGTGGCAGTCAAATATTAATTGTGGCACCTGATGAAAAGCCTTGCAAGTTTTACGACATAGAACTAGACACTTGGTTGGCGGAGACTGTGGCCACTATCCAACAACACACTGATCGTCCCATTGTCGTACGTGAACGCAATCGGAGTCGCACTGATAGAAAAACAAATCGTGTGGAGCGAGCCTTGGATGATGTGCATGCTGTTGTAACGTTCAACTCAATAGCAGGCACAGAAGCCATCCTAGCAGGTGTGCCCGTGTTTGCCATGGCACCATCAAATGCTGCCAGACCAGTAAGCAACACAGACTTGGCTTGCATAGACAAACCTTGGTTTCCAGATCGAGATCAGGTGTTGGCCTGGGCATATCATTTGGCTTATGGTCAGTTTCATATAGATGAATTCAAGAACGGTCGAGCAGAAAAGATACTTAGAGCAACAGAGGAAATGCTGTATGGGCAGTAGACCACTGTTGTCAGTAGATCAAACACATCGCCACAGCAGTAGATTAGGTTTTTTTCAGCCACTACTGATGGGTAAAAAAGTTTTGCATGTGGGATTTGTGGATTGGCCAAAAAAGATTTCAGCAGATAAAACTCTGCATCTTGTGATAGCGCCTTGGTGTGCTAGATTGGATGGTATAGATGCCAATATTGAACCAGCAGAAAAATTACGTGTGCCCAATGGTGATATTTTTTCGGATTGGGATCAGGTTCCCAATGACTATGATGTGATTTTGGTACCAGAAGTGATTGAACATGTGAGCAATGTGGCTGATTTTTTTGCCACATTAAATAACTACACTGGTACTTTGATTGTTACTGCACCGGATGCATACTTGTTGCAAAAGAATTTTGAAGAAACTGCTGATGGATTTAGTGAACTGGTGCATGCTGATCACAACTGTTGGTACAGCCCATATACCTTGAAGAATACCATCAATAAATTTAGCAACAAAAAAGTTTCCAGTTTGTATTGGTTAGATAACTCCAGCATTGCAGCCATTTGTGTTTGAACATACTATGAAATCGTTTATAATTAGATTGAAACACAATAAAATTTCTGAACAACAGGCCCAGGACTGTGTGGAACAAGCCCGAACATTCAACATAGATGTTGAATATTTTGATGCTGTGAATGGCCTTGAACATCAAACACATTGCGAAAAGTTAAACATACGGCCGTTGAAATTTTTTAAAAAAGGCCTGCCAGGAGTGTATGGCTGTTTGTTGAGCCATTACTATCTTTGGTCAAAATGCGTAGAACTAAATGAACCCATAATAATACTGGAACATGATGGTTACTTTATTAGGCCATTGCCCGATGATATTTTAGATAGATTTCAAGACATTTTGAAATTAGATTCATTGAATCCTTACGATCTAGAGTACTCAAAAATCATAGAAGATTCATTCCATGATGATTGTGGCCTAGAGATAACTGAAATCAACCACAATGAAAAATTACACAATGACGCTGGCTTTTATTCCTGGGGATCTTATGCATACATCATCAAGCCCCATGCCGCAAAAAACATAATTGACTGGATTGCTGACCGTGGATTTTTGCCATCAGATCATCAATTGGGCACACGGGTAGCATGTATAGAAACTTGCTGGCCAACCATGGCAAGATTGCATCCATTCTATGCTGTAGACGATAACATTCACGCAATGTCACTGACTAGAAATACAAAATTTTTGTCAAATCAACAATAAACAAGGAGATATCAAATGTATGAATACCAAGGGTGGTGGTTTCCAGATGCCGAATCACATTTTCCAAAGATGCTGAAAAAAAGCATAGACAAAGGTGGACCTGCTGAATATCAATATCAAGTAAGGGACCGTAGTATGACCTATGTCAAACAACGTGGTGTTGCCTTGGACATTGGCGCCAACGTGGGCTTGTGGAGTCGTAGCCTTTGCAAGAACTTCCGCACAGTACTGGCATTTGAACCTGTGGCCATGTTCCGCGAGTGCTTGATTCGAAATGTTGCTGCTGACAACCTGCAGGTCAAAGACTTTGCATTAGGGGACCAGCGCACAACTGCCACCATGATCATTACAGAAGGCAATACCGGCCACACCCACATCGATCCTGCTACACTAGGGCAAGGAGATACCGAAGTATACCGACTGGATGATCTAGACTTAGACACAGTAGACTATATCAAAATGGACTGCGAAGGCTACGAGTATCGTATCTTGCAAGGTGCCGAAGCAACTATCAAAAGATGTCGTCCTGTTGTGGTGGTAGAGCAAAAGCCTCACGATGCCTACAGTGATCAGTATGCTCAACATGCTGCCATCGAACTCATGCGGTCATGGGGTATGATACGTCTGGATCAAGTCAAAGACGACTGGATCATGGGGTGGAAATAAAATACGCATGGTCACCAGCAGTCAAAGGTGACCATGAAAGATGGACCTTGGAACCTTGGCGGCTTAAAGGACTAAAAATATTTGATTTGATCGAAGACATTCCTGAAGATCATATATTGGTAGTGAGCCATTTTGCACCTTGGTGGAGTCCACTCAAAGAGTGGATTGAGGCTGGTCGTCCTTGGATTGAAATTGATTTTGGTTACTGGGGAGAAGACATTCCCAGGCGTAATACTCGTAGAGTTACCTATTGTGGGCATCATAATATGAACATGCGCATACGTCCTTGGCCAAGAACACAGTTGTTTCAAAAACCTGAGCAGCAAGAGTGGAAACACACACCTGGAGAATATGTGCTAGTACCCATGCCTGTCAACGAAATATTGATTCAGCGTCGAGGTATCACATTGGTGCAATGGTGTGATGAAATTGCACAAGAAATTAAAAAATACTGGGACGGTCCTATCATGTGGCGTAAAAAGGCTGGGGACAAATCGTTAAGATTTCAAAATTTTCAAAATCAAATGACTCGAGCACATGCCGTGGTTGGAGAACGCACTATGGCCTGTGCAGAGGCAGTGTTGTCGGGTGTGCCCGCATACACCGTAGACTTGTCAATTACTACCTTGCTCATGGGAGGGTTGGAAAATTTGTTTGACAGACAATACCCGGATAGAACAGACTGGTGGGATCATGTTTGTTGGAGTCAGTTTCATATCTGGGAATTTACTGATTGTACAGAATCTGTGGCCGACTTGGTTGAAGCTTATCAGATTTACAAGTAAGGCAAAAACTTTTGATAGACACGCCCTGCACGGGCATCCGCGTCGCTCCAGTGTGCGGCTGCTAGATCGTACATCCATTGTTCTCTGGAGAATGTTTCTGGTGTTTCAATTTTAGAGACATCCTTGTTGGCCACTGCCCAGGCCACACAACTTGAATCATCTGCAAATACAGGGATACCTTCGCATGCCGCTGCCACGCTGGCACTGCTGTTAAAGAACACTGCTGAATGTGCGCCTTGCAAATTGTCAATCAAACGACTTTGAGTAGGCTCTAGTATGACCACGTTTTGTCTCTTGCCCATTTTGCTGTTGTACATAGCAAAGTCTGCCATGCTGTATTGACCAGGATGTGGACGCACATAAATCTGTCTACTGCTCACTGCTCTGATTTGATGTATTTTTTCATGCAACCAAGTCATTGGGTCCAGAGTTTTCATCGCAAACCCGCCATCTCGTTGCATGCAGATCAAGATATGCCCTGCTGAGTTGACCTTGACTGGGTTCAACTGTACCCCTAGTGTACGACTTATTTCTAACCATTTGGTAGCATCACTGTTGCGGTTGGCATATTCAGCACGGTCATAGAATGGACCATTTAGACTGTATCGCAAGTAGTTGCCGTGATCGTCAAGATACTTCCAACATGACGCATCTATACACATGGTTTGAAATCCCAGTCTGCGCTGTTCAGGAATGATTTGTTTTCTTAGTGCAATATTGCGGCCACCAGTGTTTGTGGTAGCCCAGCCCAACATCACTGCTAGTTTACTGGGGGTATATTTGTGTTCCCATTCTATGTTGACTGTGTGGCCAACCGCTCTCACACCATCAGCAAAACTTTCCAGGCATTGTATTTTTCTGGAATGTTTCTGCGGATTAGCCACACTGCTAATGTACACTACAACATCAACCACCCTGCAAAATTCTCCATGCTGTACCGTTGCGCATTTCTGCTTCGGTAAATTGACAATAAGCAATGTGTGCTGCCCAACGCTCTACTTCGTCTAGTGTGGGCACATAAGGATCATTTACAGCATCCAATGTTTGGCTGCACAATGCTGCGGCTGCGTTAGGTCCAAGTGTGATAGCAGGTTTGCCATTGAGCAAGGCTTCACCAGCAGCAATGCTTGAGAATGTTATCAAACAATGTATGTCTTGTTCCAGGGCATGTGCCATTGAATCATCACTGGTTCTGGCTGTACGGCCAGGCTTGCGGCGCACAACAACTTCGCGATCTGTTCTGCCAGCAAGATCTTTGAGAACATTGTCCAACCATTGTTCTAGATCTATGTCATAAAGATTCAACAACTTTTGACTGGGAGGAGCCAAGAGTATTTTGCTACCACGATAGAACTTGCGTGGTTGAAATCCTGTTACACCCAGTCTGTCTCTGGGACGATCTATAATAGGACCAAAGTTTTGTACATCGTTACGAGTCACTCGATGAAAGGATTTTTTTTTGGCGTTTCCAAAGTATCCAGTATCTATGTAATAAAAATCTCTGCCGACAGCACGGCAAGCATCCATTTGTTTGCGTTTGGTAATACCACGCAACACCACTGGCACCATGCTCTGCTCACTCTTGCTCCAATTGGTTATTTGGCCACCACATCCCATGGTAAAACTTTGTAATATAGGATCAAACATTTTTCCCTTTTCTGCATATCTAAATTCACTGTCAATGGCATGTATGGTATTATTGTCTAAGGTTTGAATTTTTTTAGTCAATGTTTCCAAGTCCAGGCCATAATAGTCTCCTGCTGGATCCACACGGTATTTTAATAAGTCATAAAATAATTCTTTGACTTCAGGTGGTGCTAGGTCAAGTTCGTGTTGTAACAACGGTGCTAGTTCTTGTTCATCCATGTTGTGTTCTCTGTTCGCAATAGTTAGTTAGCAATCTTTCTTGATGCCAGTCTTCTGCAAAATCACCTGCATCAGCAAACTCATGAAAGCAAGGTGTGCCCAGTGTGTAGTGTACAAGTTTGGCGTTAGGGTTGTACTCATACTCAACGTCCAACCAGTTCCACTCTGGGGGCAGTTCTCCAATGCGGTCATCATCTAACCATGTGAATCTGTGCAATTCAGCACCTGTTGATTTTTGCACAAACTCGGGTGTCAGTTTGCGATTGGGAAAACTGTTGCAGTTCCATAATATCACACTTGACCAGTTCTTGCGTGGATAGTCTTCGTTTTTGCTGCCAAGATACTTTTCAGTCATGCGTGTTTTGTAGTTGTGTTTTACGACCATAACGTCGTTGAAAGGGCTTTGCAAATTCCATAGTTCCACAATGTCTCCACGCAGGATCATGTCGCCATCAATGAATATGGCCCAACCTTGATAGTCCATCAAATGCGGCACAAGGAAGCGGCTGTAGATAAATTGATTGCTGCCATCAGTGTGTGTTTCATCGTAGTCTCGGAACAAGTTAAGCGCCACAGGAATAATTGCCACAGGCTGACTGGCATGTCTAATAATTGAATTCACGCATGTATGATATGCAATGGCTTCTCGTGGATCGTATCCTACAAATACAGGAATGGGTTTCATCGACGTTCAATATCTTCCTCAACACAGTGTTCCCCGTATTGGATTTCAATCAACTTCAAGGGTTGATCACTTTCGTTGCAAAGTTGATGCCATTCATTCACAGCAATAAAAGTATTCTCATGCACAGTCAAGTGGCATTTGATTTCTTGATCAGTGCTGGCTTCATCCAAGGTGTACACAGTGGCTTCACCTTCGGCCACAAACCAAAACTCTGCACGACTGTTATGGCGTTGCATGCTCAAGCATGTTTTGGGCATGACTGTGAGTTCTTTAAGTTTGGTTCTTGGCGGTACTTCGTGTAACACACGATAATATCCCCAGGTGCGTTCAGTCTTGGGTTTCTTCCAATCTTCAAGTATCCACGAACTGGAATTCTTTTTGTTCTCACCACCTACACCAAACACAAACTCCACGTTAGTTTCTGACATTTCAGGAATGTTGTCCTGAGTCCTGTCGCCGCCATTGGCAAAGATAAATTTGGCCTTAGGCATGGGATAGTACAGTTTGGCCAGGCGTATGGCGTCTCGAGCACTGTCATCAGAGTCATCAAACTCGATTACTCGATCTACCATGGAGAGATTTTCCACAATGGCTCTACGCTCAGTCATGGGCATGAATGGTCTGCCTTTTTTGCGTACTAACCAGTCGTCTGAATTGAGTCCAACAACCAGTCTGTGTCCCAAAGCCTTGGCTGCTTGGAAATAGGCAATGTGCCCAGAATGTAGCGGGTCAAAACCGCCTGTGACAATTACAATTTTCATGCAGATATTTATCTACGTAGATTATGAGGACAAAGTGTTGTGCTGTAAATCCAATATCAATTCTGACGTTCCGGCCCAGTTTGAGAACTTTTGTCGCCACCAATCTTCTGGGTGCAAACTGGCATAGGGTTTTTTTAAGTTCTTTGGGGGTGCCATTCCTATGCCAACTATGCACACTTTTGCAGTGACTTTTTGTAATTTTTGTTTTATGTCATCAATTTGCTGATCTGTACAAAATTGCAACACATCAAGACACATACTACAATCAAAAGAAGAGTTCCAGTCTGGCTCTTGACTAACTGGCTCATATCCTGGATCAAATTGATACACTGCACTCAGTGGTATGCATAGATTATTTTGTATCTGATACACACTATACTGATGTCCTTTGCCGCAACCATAATCCAATAAAGTTTGGCAACCGTGTTTTTTAAATGCCGATTCAATTGTTGGAAGATATTGCAAAGTACCTTTGCCTGCCCAATTTTTATTGCCAGCATGAAATTGTTTTACTAAATCTAATTGAGTATTCATGTTTTAAAGTTTCTCTAATATCAATCGCAGTTCAGGATTGCCATTGGGATTTTTTACTGGGTTGGCGGTAAAGTTCACAGACTCGGACCACGTAATATTGCATTGATCAAACTGTTGTTTAACTCGTCGCATCCACCAGTCTGCATTTTCAATGATCAAGTGTGCATTGCGCCCGTCGGGCAGGCGTTTCTTTGCAGGATAACAAGCAATGATTAGAAAGGCTGCACGTTGGAACTTGCTTTGCATGAGTTTCAATGATTGGTCCAGCAGTTCAGGTTCAAAGTGTTCTATCACATCACAACTGACCAAACAATCATAAGTGCTAGCAGGCACAACCATATAATCAGGGTTGCCAGGGTCGTAGCCTCCCAGTTCTTGAATATCAGGGAAATCTTGTCCCACACGGTTGAGAAGATTGCCATTTGCACACCCCCAATCTATTAGACTACACGGTTGATACTTGGCAATAAAATCATATACCAAGTCATACTTGGGCAAAAGTTCTTTGTATATACCTGTCATAGTGTTATGTATGACTCATGCACCACCAAAATCCCGTCCAAGCAGCAATGAAGAATATTAGTAAAAAGAATTCCATCTCTTCAAGATCTCGGCGCCAGCGTTCTTGGTCAGTCATGTTATACTGTGATGTCTTCCATGCCGGCAGTGCGCAGTCTTACCACGTGACCCATTTGCCACTGTTTGGTATCCAAGCCCTTCATTATGCCCAGCCAACGATTGCGCAACAAGGCCACTTCATTTATGATGGTTTCAAAGTCCACAACTTCTTCTTCACCATCCACATATTTTTCAGCGTCACGTGCTGTGAGCGCACGAGCATAGCCTTCTAAATATTTCTTAAAGTGCCGAGTACGTATCTTGCGTAGTTGGATGTTGAGAAAGTTTAGCACAGCCTCAATCTCTTGTAACTGGTTGAATCTGTGCTCAGTGATGCCTGGCAAGGCTGTGATGTTCTTCTCTACCAAGCCGCCAATCTTGCAGTCACGCTTGGCTTCTGTCAACTCTGATTCAAAGTGTGCAATGAAGTCGGGTATGTTGCCAAGATCCGCTACTACTTTACTGTACCACATGTATACCTAGCCAATCTAAAAAACTTTGAGGATAAATGTTCACGTTGAGATTTCTACGAACAACATATTCTTTTAAAAATTCTGACATTTGTTGCCGCTGAGATTCACTAGGGTCAGCCTGTATAGACTGTGCAATTTGAGTTTGATAATGGTCAGGCAGGGATTGAATGTCATATATGATCTGTTGCTTGCTGTCGGCATCCAACACATACGGAGCCATCATGCTGGGTTGATTGACAAACACCAATCCTATGCGTTGATCAACGAAATACTTAATAAAACTTGTTAATCCAAATACTGTGAGATTAGATATGGCTGTACTAAATCTAAATTCAATCCCAGATTTTTTCAACAACTCAATCTTGGAAAGAAAATCAGTATAGCAATTTCCATAGCGGTTAAACTCATAAAACTCGTCTGTACACTCTGCACTGATAGATACCATTGCTGTGGGTATTTGTTTTATTTTATCCAGCATGCGTTGAAATCTTTTGACCTCTACTCCCAGTCCAGTATAAATGTTAATCACTGCTGAACTGTTTGATACTGCATCTAAAACATCAAACAGTTGATTGTCCAACAAAGGTTCTCCACCGGTTATTACTATTTCTGTTAATCCTGGTGCAAAACTTTTTATTTCATCCATTAGAATTTGAAATTGTTTTGTATTTTTAACTTCATTCTGGCTGACTTTGATCATCGTCTTGTCACGAGTTGTCAACTTATATCTCGAATCGCCAGTGTCAATGGCATAATTTCCATTGATATCTAAATCTCTACGCCATGCACTACTAAATTCCTTACAGCAATATGAGCAAGATAAATTGCAGTTGTCGTTTAGTTTTATTTCTAATATTTCTGGCTGTGTGTAAACATCCGCATGAGTTTTTATTTTGCCGTTCTGCCATAATCTTGGACTAACTGCACCTTTATCTTCTAAGGGCCAGCAATTTTCTTCGCAACTGGCATTGCGTTGATTGACCAACATCATTTGCCGTTCAGCAATATTGATGTCGGTATTGAATACATTTCCTTGATTGTTGGCCAACCATTCAAAGTCAATGGCATGTTGTTTGGCCGCATGACAATTGTATGTGGCATTAGATACTAGATCAATCTTTAAATATTTAAATTTATAAGAGCAATAGTAGTCTCTGTCTGCAGACATCAGTAGTCATCTTCTTGATTGTAGTTGTCTTCTTCATCCGGTTCTTCTTCATCCTCTTCTGCATAGTCCTTGTCGTTGTCTAGGTATGCAGTGAGGGCTTTTTTGATGTCTGAATCACCTTTGAAGGCATTTCGAATTTCTTCAACGTCATGATCGTGATCAATCAGGATAGACACAATGCTTTCGGCAGCATCTATACGATCTACCACATTGACGTATCTTTTTAATTCGCCCCAAATTTCGCTTGCTACTTCTGCTGACATTTTTATTCCTTCGTTGTGTCGGCTGTACTTACCTCAGTTTTGATGTTCTTGAAGTCCGTCATGACTTTGTCCAGGCACCCATCTTCGTTAGCTTCCCAGGCCTTGCGGAATTGTTTAATTATCTCGCCTTCGCTGGTAACAAACACCAAACGATTGCCTTCTTTCTTGAGCATGCCCTTTTTCTCTGCAAGATCAGTCAGCCCACTGTAGGGATTCATACCTGTTTCGTAGGGAATTTTAACCTGCATGCCTTCGAATGGTTTTGCATAACGAGTTTTCATTACTTTACAACCGGCACGTATGCCCATGACTTCAGAGATCTTGTTGCCATCCTCGTCTTCTTTCAGTTTCATTTTCTTCATGGCCACAACAATACTTGACGCATAGATAAAGCCTTGACCGCCTGAGATCTTGTCATCTGGATCAAACATGTCTTGACTGGCGTATGTATGATTGGTACATACCATGCCAACATTAAACCCACCAAACATGTTGACTGAATTACGAACCAGTGCTGTAAGTGCCTTGGGCTTGCGACCCATGTCACATTTCATGTCGCCTGCTTCAAACTGGTTGACATCAGTTGGTGTCAACAACATGCCCAATGAGTCAATCACCCATAGCACCTTCATCCGTTCACCGTCTGGCAGGGCTTTGTAGTCAATCATGAATGTTGAAATGGCCTTGGCCACATCATCAATCATGCTCATGTTCAGCTTGAGCAACTTATCTGGGCCGGTGTCTACACCCAGTGCATGTAGCCATGTCTCATCCAATGCGTTTTCTGTATCAACCAAGATAACAAAAATACCTTGCTCTTGTGCATTCTTCACAATGTTGCCTGAACAGATATAACTCTTGCCTGCGCCAGATTCTCCGGCAAACACTGTGATCTTGCCCAAGGGAATGCCTCGATTGAAATCTCCGCTGATGAGATAGTTCAAGGCAAAGTTGCCTGTGCTAATCCAGTCTGTTGGATCATTGAATCCAATGCTCAGGCCTTCGATGCTTTTGGTAATGTCCTTGCGGAACTTGCTTACGTCAAATGGTTTTCCCATGATTTTCTTCCTTGTATAAATCTTTAAAAATTGCTCTACTGTCTAATTTACGCCGTTGATCCAGCTTGGCTATTTTTTCAAATGATCCTGCTAGATCTTTTTCAAATGATTGATCTAAATGCCTTAACATATTTTGATATCCATTTTCCAATAGATATCCTGGACGATCAGAGATTCGATCTGCTAAAATCTTCTTTACTGAGTTTAACACATTTTCTGGCAGATGTCTAATATTTAGGTATGCTGGCCCTGTTAATGCACCAATTATAAAACTGTTGTTGTGAAATCCTTGAGCAGACAAATAATCCACACAATCAAAAATACTAAAATGGTTCAACAAAAAATGAAGCATGTTAAAAGATATTTTGTGATTGAGTTGTTTGATAATTTGTAAATTATCCACAAAGTCCTGCCAAACTCCACCATATCGTATGTACTCGTATTCTGATTCTATAGTCTCTATGCTCACAATCCAATGTACATTTTTAAATGTGCAAATTGTGTCAAATATACGTGTATCAACTTTACTGAGATTGGTATTGATTCTTAAATTAACATCTGGATTGACTTGTTTGAGTAATTCGAGAAACTCCAAATTTTCTTTCATCAGCAATGGCTCTCCGCCTGCCAAATACACATGCTTGAGTTGTGAGGCTCGATCAAATATGTAACTTTTAAATTTTTCAACTTGCTGAGCAGAAGGAGTTAGCATTGTAACTTCACGTTCGCTGGCCCACTTACTGCTAAATTCTGGATTACAATATACACAAGCAAAATTGCATAAGTTGCTCCAACGAATGTCCACAGTTTGCAAGTCAAAGTTTGTGGTATCATACAGTGTGTTATCTACATTGCGCAGTTCTTTGAGATAAAATACTCGATCGCTGATTATATCAAATTTGTTTTTTTCTTGCTCTAATTCATAACAAGGATCACAGCGATTGGGTTTTTGACCGGCTCTCATGTCAGTTTTGATCATATGATCTTGGCTGAGTATTTCCTCGATGGGAACATTGCTGATATTGCCAATAGATGCTGAACTGCGAATACAATTTTTTATTGTGCCATCAAAGTTGTACATAATACCAGTCCATGGCATTGGGCAAAATGCACGATTGGTTAGTATTTCTCGAGCATGCATTACAAAGGGATCCTATTTTTAGCAGATGCCAACGACAATTCAACAAATCTCATGCCTTGTTCGTTGGCCAATACCACCGTTGATACTATTGTGTCTGCCCATGTATCAACATCGCAATTGGGCCACTCAGCTGTTTGTCCTGCTTGAGTGGCCACACTACCTGGTCTAATCATAGTAATAACTGGTAGATGTTTTCTATGACGAAGCTGAGATACTGCATCATCCAGTGCAATTTTTTGATTTCTGTAGGCGTCCATGGCCATTTCACTTTGATTCACAATTGGGGGTGCCACCGGGACCAAGGTCATCATGGTACCAACACACCAAATGTGCTTGCCTGGGCAATCTTGCCATGCCTGCCACACAGCAAATAGTAATTCTGTTTGAGCATAACCATCTTGTGCATTGTTTATGAACAAATCGCATGGAATTATTTTTTCTACAATCTTAGAACAATTTCTAATGTTGTTACCATCACGTTTGCTCAACCCCACAATCTCATGACCACGTTTCTGCAAGGTCTTTGCAAATGCCTGGCCTATGCCTGCAGTGTGTCCAGTAATGGCTACTTTCATTGAAAATAGTCCCAGAGTTTGATGCCGCGCAACTGATCTTGCGCCAAAGTCCACAGTTGCAACTCAACTGTGTTGTCCTCACCCGAAGCCACGACAGACTTCAATTCGTCTGGGACTTTGGCTTGTCTTGTCAAATGATTGCTATATTTTACATTCAGTATCGAAGGATTTTCCAACAGTGCCCAAGAATTTTTTAAATTGTGTTGTTGTACGTAAGAAAAAATATTCTTCAAGTCGCCGATGTTCAATGCACTTACTGTGGTCCAGGTGTTTAATTCATGCAGTCCCATGGCCTGATATGTCTGAATATTTTGTTCAACATCCTGCCATTTAATAGGCCAACGCACATAATCATGTCGGCGACCGATGCCATCCAAACTCACAGTCACAGTGACTTTGATGCCGCGCTCAATCAAATCAGGCAACACTGTGATCAATCTGCTGCCGTTGGTATTGACTCGCACATGTTTGACATTGGGTGGCAAGTTTTCCAACAACTTCAAATAATCAGGGCTGGTACTGGGTTCGCCGCCATTGATATCCATTTGTACAATACGTTCTGCAGGCAATGTATCAATCAATGTTTTGTTGTTGATCTTGATGTAGTCTTTTGAATGCAAACTACCTATTTTAGTGCTTAATGTTTCATTGCATGTTTGGCATGCACTATTGCACACATTGTCTAGCACACCACCTAGCACAAGATAATCTGATCTTGCATCCAGCAGTTGCGCATGTTGATCCAATGAATGTTGCCTAACACTTTTGCTTGCAACATCTTCTGTTTCTTTGCAACGAATACATTCTGTTGGCCAAATGTCTTTGCTCATCGATATTCGAACATTTGCAAGCCATTCACTAGAATCCATTTGTTCTAGTGAATCAAATTTTGGTGTGTTGTTCATATGACCACAACGACCAATCGAGCCATCAGGGTTAAATCTTACAAAATGATCAAGTCTTGGGCAATACATGTTTTATAATTTCAGGATGGTTATGATGATAATGCTCTAGCAATTGGGACCAGGTCAGTTCCTGGCCTGCAAGATCCAGTAATATTTGATCTAAAAATAACCACAGCTCAATGTTAGCATCATTTTTAAATAATGTTTTGACAAATTCAGCTGTGGCACTGGTTACTCCTGTGGGTCCAAGATTGAGGTCAGTGATCTGACGTAAGTCTTGAAAATTTCTAAAACGTATTTTTGCATTTGAATGCAAGTACTGACTGAGGTTTGCCAGCCAATGGAATTGCGGCAAATAATGTGTGTTTAAAAATTTATAGCGTCGAGCAAACCAAAATGCAGTGTTGTAATCCAGTTCAGGATGATCAGTTAACAAAAGTTGTATGTAAGTGTTGATTCCACTGACATATCTGGACCTAGGATTACGAATATACACATCTATGTAATCAAGGCCATGTATTTTTTCATTGGCGAACACAGCAAGATTATCTCTTTTTTGCTGAACCCTCAAACTGCTGCTTCCGTTTTTTTGAATTAGATAAACCCATTGATTGTGAGGTGGTATCTCTACCACCTCACACAGTTCAGGAAACAGCTCTGTGTCCAGAGCTGTTCGCATTACTTGGCTTGACGGCTACGGATCATGGCCAGGATGTCCTGGGCATTTTGACCTGAGGCTGCAGGCTTGGCCACAGGTGCGGCTGCTGTAGGAGTGTCGTCATCATCAAACCCATTGTCTGCTGGAGCAGGTGCTGCCACTTTGAGTGCTGGCTTGGCTGCTGGTGCAGGTGTGTCCTCATCCACATGTGCGGCTCCGGCACCACCTGGTGCTTGAACACCAGCAGGACGGAAGTATTGACCCCAACGCTCTGTGTCGTAAGGTTGTCCATCTACTGAGGCCTCAAACATTTCTTTGATGACCTTGAGTTCGACGTCGCCTGGCTTCTTGGGCAGGAACGTGCTCAAGTCAAACGCACCATGTGTGGCAACAGCGGCTTGTTCGGCTTCGGTCAATGCTGATTCTTTACGTGCCCACTTGCTTGTGCTGTAGTCAGCATAGCCACCTTTGGATGTTTTAGTAATACGGAAGTCCAAGCCACGCAGGGTGTCTGTGGGCATTTCTTCCAGCTCAGGATCCATTAATGCGCCTTTGATAGTAGCAAAGATTTGTGGGCCGATGATGAAACGTCGGATGGGATTTTCTGGAGTCTTGTCTTCACTTAGTGGGTTTTCACGCACAAAGCCTTGGAATATGTAACTGCGTTTCTTCCAGTATTTGCGACCCATTTCTTCAAGGCTCTTGTCCTTGAACCAGGTGCGTACTTCTGCCAAGATAGGACATGCTTCGCCCCACATTTCCACACAAGGTACTTGCACGTACACTTGTTTGGAATCCCCTTCGCCTTTGATGCCAGCGAAAGGCAAACGAATCATTGCTCGTTCTTGCCAGAAAAATGTGTTTTTTGTATTTGCATCGGGAAGGAATCGCAGTGTTGCACTTTGTCCTTCTTCCATGTTCCAATGGGCATAAATTGAATTGTCTCCACCGGTGGATTGCCCACCTTTGTTGCCCTCTGCTGCCTGTAGTCTTGCTCTGATTTCTGCTAATGATGCCATAGTTTTTTCTCCTTAGTAAGTTGCCTATGTTATGTTGCCTATCTAAATGTTTAGATCTCTGTTGCCTGTGACACAAACAAAAAAGCGCAAACACTGTAGTAGTATATGCGCTCTTTGTCTACGTGTCAAGAGTATTTATGATCAAGATGTTCTAAATTAAAAATATTGTAGGGTCGTTGTTGTAGTTGCTGATGATTGTGTTCAAACACATCAATATTGGCTATAAACAAATCATGCAAGGTATCTATATTGGATGTTAGTTTGGTCAAGCATTCAATATACTTGGTAAATCTTGGCTCATCTTGCAAGTCATCATTGTCTGTGTTTTGATCTTCAATGTCGTCCCAACTAAAATCAATTCCACCGGGAATCTTCCACCCGTCGTTGACCAGAGTGCGATAATAATGTCTGGGACCAAAGTTCAACACAAATCTTCCTTGTATTAAATGATCATACGTTTTTTCGCAAAATATTACATTGTTGCCTTTTATCATTGATTCTATCTGTGCCGATATATAGGTATCATCAAAAAATTTTCTTGCTGGCGGTGTGGCTGCCAAACTGCTGACATGAGTTTCGCCTGTTTCAGATGGCAATACTGTTTCTTTTGTTAGTCCACTGTGATAACCCGGAACATGATTAATTGCATTGTATAAATGTCTTTTGATGTGTTGATTATTCAAGCCGTACAATGACAATATAAACAATGGGCGTTTGTCTAGATGTACTGGCCATTGATTAAAGTTTTCTTTACCAAGTTGCTTCCACCCTGAGATTTTGTCGTAGTAGGCTTGTTTGCATCGATTCCAATAAAAATCAAAGTGTACAACATGATCGATTTCAGGTATGGGATTTTTACGAAAAGTTATCAGAGTGGTCGGCAATATTTTTTGAAAATATTTTATCAGTGCAGTACGTTCTATTTCAAAGATTGATTCATAATGAAACAAATCATAAAACACCAATTTTTGAATTGAGTGAGTTTTTATGTACTGTTTGAGTGTTTTTTTTGTGTATCCGTCTCGTCGGGTATCGGGTTGGACTTTGTATGCCCAATAATCTGCCCACAACTCGCGTGATGATTGATTTTGCACAATAGGCAACCACTGTGGCATACCAAAGATACTTGGTATGCTACTTGGCATCAATGCTACCTCACGCATGTGTTATCTGAGCAAAGCCAATGATTTTATTCTTGCTAAAAGTGCATCGCCTTCTTGGATATCGGTTTCTTTGCCTTCGTAGTATGCACCAGTCATAGCAGCATTGTAATTGATTGGATCATCATTGCTGGTTTCTGCCATTGTGCCACGGGTTCGGTTTCTCAACTGTGCTAGTTGTTGAAATATAGATGACTTTTCAGGAGCAGGACCTGATGTGTCTGCATCTGGTCTAAAGTTAGGCATTTTCACACCGGGGGTTGATCCCAACTTTGCTCGTGGCAATGAATAATCTACACCTGGTTCGGTTGCCGGCACTTCTGCAGCGGGTTCTGGTCTAAAATTAGGTAATTTTACACTTGGGCTTGACCCTAATTTTGCTTGGCCTGTGGAATAATCTGTACCAGGTTCATCTGTTACACCTGTTGGTGCTGTTGGTTCAGTAGGTGCGGTTGGTTCAGTAGGTGCGGTTGGCGCTGTTGGCGCTGTTGGCGCAGTTGGTACAAGTTGTTGTGTGCGTCTTTTCAAAAAAGCAATTGGATCTTGTTGATATTCCAGGTCCGCAAGTTTGTCTTGCATGTATTGTTGATTGCGTTTTTCTAAATCAACATCAATTTCGGCCTTGCGTGTTCGGTATCCTGCTTCGGCGTCTTTTTTCAACGCGGGCAATTTGGCCATGTCTGCCGGAGTATTGAGTCCATACTTGTTGGCTAAAAATCGCTGACGCAACAAATCATCTTGACTCATCCCTGACCTACTTAGTAAGTCTTCCAGTTCGTCAAATTCGTTGTTGTGTCCACCTCTATAGTCTGGATCATTCACGCCTTCATACATGCTGCCACATTCGGCCAGGCCGTGTTCGGGACAGTAAGAACCTTCCATGGTCATGTTGCAGGAGCCTTCACTCACAGGCATGATCATTGGGCTGATGAGATTTTCGTCTAATCCAAGATCTTCAGCAAAGCGATTGCTGATCCATTCATGGGGATCAATGTCATCACCAGTTCGGGCACCATATGGCATGTCATCAAAATAATAGTCATGCAATGCATGGTACAAGTGCTTGCTCATGTCACCAGTTTGTTCAAAGTCTTTAATGTCACGCTGGAATGTGTCTTTGATGTGTTCCATTTTGCTGCCTGTTGAATCAGTCAACACACCTTCTTGCAGTGGTACACCAGCGTGTTTCAGCATACGAGCCAGTTCGGCATTCTCTAACTTCAGTGGGTTCATCAAATAAGAAGGCGGCTCACCTGGTTTTCTACCACCCATTGCACCACCCATTCCGCCACCACCCCGCATTGCACTGCCACCAGGTGTGTTCATTGGAATGCGGCCTACTTTTGTGTCAGAGACCGCTGGCACAACTTTTGAAGCCAATCGACCATCACCAGGAGAAACAATTTCTCTTCCACCTTGTTTGAAACTGGGGTTCTTGTCGTAGAAATCCTGATGTGCTTTGTTCATGCGAGATGTGTCCATGTCAGGTTGTCCGTAACGACGGTTCATTTGATCTTTGTATTCTTGATTGCTGAGTTTTCCTGGATTGGACATACTGTAGTCCGCTTCTTCACCTTCTTTTACAGGACGTGGAGCACCGTAGTGGTTTCTTCTTGCTTGTTTCCAAAAATCAGACATGTCTGATGGCGCAGGTGCATCATCTTCTTTTACCTCAGGTGCTGTGTCTTGATCAACGTCGGCAGGTTCTGCTTCAGTACTCTGAGGGGTTTGAATGCCCAGTTCAGCCAGTCTGCGTTGTACATCTGAGTCGTCCCAAACATTGGCACGGCCTTCACTTCGGTCGGCTAGGTCGTTTAGTATGTCAAACAACTCATCATCACCCACAAGGTCATACAACTGTTCTGTGGCATTGGTGGCGTCAGGACCAACTATGAGTTCGCCACTCATCAACTGGTTGAGTTTTTCCATTTGCTCAGGAGTTTCTGGTAATGCCCAAGTGCCTTCACTGAGGTTTTGGATCCAGTTTTCAAATATTTGTGCTTCTTTCATGTTGTTTCCTTGTTGTTGTATCTTGGCCAGTGTGGGCAAGGCAGCTTCAATTCTAGCATCCAGTGTTTGTTCCACAAACAGGTCGCGTAGATTTTCTACCAGGGCTTCGGCCTCGCCTGTTTGGTCAGGAGCCCAGGATTCGAAGTATGCTTGATAGCCACGTGGGCTGCCAAGATGCTTCATTGTTTCTTGTAAGTTTTGATAGTATTGTCTTGCGCTTTCTACCAGTTCTTGTGTGACGCCTTCAAACACACGATTGTGTTGAGCACGATTAAAACGACTGAGCACAGCCATTTCACTCACAACTTCAGTAATGTGATTGCCACGTACATCGTACGGACGTCCACCTTGGCGCACATGTTCCAGCATGGCTCTGCCGCCTGCCAAACTTTTAAATGGTAATCTAAAGCGTTCTTGGTCTGCTGTTTCAATAAACAAACTTTCCACATAGCGATAACGCTTGTCTTCTTCGCCTAGCACACGATTGTGATTGATTACCAGGCGTGCTTGAGTTTGCTCGCCCATGTAGCTGACCTTGCGGTTGCCATAATAGCCTTCAAACAATCCTTCTTTGATGGCAGCAATGCCAGCCAAGTTATGTTTGAGTTTGTTGATTTCTGTAGGCGTCCAGGTTGCTGAATGGCTGGCAGCCTGATTGCTAAGTTGTTCCAAGAAGTCAAACCATCCTTGTTTGTCTTGGGGTTCCATACCTCTGCCCAAGTTGTCTCCGTAGTACAAACTCAGCTCATCATTGGATATCACACACACCGCTGTGCCATAGTTTTTGCCTGAATCTGCCACATAATCAAATTTTATGGTGGTGGCTTCGCCGGCTTCTGAAGGGTCGCCTTTTTTGTTGAAATATTCTGGGTCAAAATTCTTTGTAACCAGAAAGTCTGCTAGATCTTGAGGTAATGCTTCCATTGTCATAGTTGTGTATTTAGCGCAGCATTGATATGAACGGCATTGGCTCAATCACGTTGTCGCCGTGGTCTTTCATTTGTGTGTCTAATTCTGCGTGATATGTTTGCAACATCATTAACATACGCACAGCCAGCAACGAACTCATCACAAGATCGTCTGTTTCCCCAGGTTTGGCAGCATAACTGCCGCCTGACGCAACAAAAGTTTTCAGTTCAGAAATCAGGGGTCTGCTGTGCAGTCGCATGCGCCCAGATTCCACAAGGATTTTGAACTTGTTGCATGCAGTGAGTTTGGCTTTGTTTGTGGTGTTGAATCCTTTGCGAAATCTGCGTCCTGTTGTGCCTGTCACTGAGTTGTCACTTAAAAAATATCCTTTTATATTTTCTTCTCCGTACTCGTTTATGCTGATCAAGGCAGCTTCACCTATGGTGTTGTTTTCCACCGAGTAGTAGATTTTTTTATCGTCTTTTGTAACATCGTACAGTTCTTGTACAATGTCCGCCAACAGTTTGACCTGAGTGGGAATGTCTGTTCGGTTGTGTCGCCATTCAGCCACTTGCTCTGTTGTATCTGCTTCAAACACCTGTATGGCTGCAGGATCTCCACCTGTGCCCAGGCTAGGGTCTAGGGCCACAATGTATATTTTATCTTTAACTGGAGTTTTGTACCAACGCACTTGTCCGGTACGTCGGTTAGGCTCCACGCCTTCCAAGTCCAGCAATCGGGTAGGAGCAATCAATGTCTCATCATTTATAACAAATTCGCATTCCATTTCTCTGCGGAATCGATCTTCTCCCAGTTGTGACAACTGTTCTGCACCCCACTTCTCATCACGGTCGGGATGTTCACGCCAATTGCTTCTAAATGCGCGGAATCCGTTGATACCTAGTTCAGTGGTGTTGCCATGTTCGTCTTCAGTCTTGTTGGCACCTTTCCACAAGAACGCAAATTGATCTTCATCAGAGTTAGGGGTTGATGTAATAATAGCTTTACCACCAGTGGCCAACGTGGGGCTGATAGAAGTCCAAAACTCTCTAGCAATAGTGGGTCGCACAAATGCAAACTCATCAGCGTACAAGAGTGAAATACTCATACCCCGTCCTGTTGTTTCTGTTGTGGTCTGCGCTACAATACGTGATCCGTTTTCAAATTCCAATGAATTCTTGTTGTAACTGGTAGCACCTGCTCGGATATGATTAGGGCACAGTTCGTATGCGTATCTAATACGTTGCATGATCTCCTGTGCACCTGTGTATTTGTGTGCAGCCACAAGGATGGTACTGTCTGGCACAAACATTGCATACCACAACAAGTAACCAGCTGCTGAAGTTGACTTGCCTGTTTGTCGAGGCATCAAGGATATTGAATATCGGTAGTTGTGATAAGTTTCAATCAGTCTGGTCTGGTACTCAAACGGATGGTACAACATTTTGCCGCGTGTGGGATGCTGAATAAAGAAAAAGTTATCCATGAAATACAACGGGCCAGTAACAGGATCAGCGCACTTTGCAAACTCTACAAGTTCATCTTCAGTGTACACTTCCTTACGGTGCGGTGCTTTGACCAGGACCGTTTCTAAATTTTTACTTGGTGGCGAAATCATTTATGATTCTTTCTGCAAACTTTTTATGTCCCAATGGGCCAGCATGCATACGATCTCTTGCATACTCTACTTCGTCGCGACTTTTGGCAAACCAATCATGTGCATTGTAAGTCAAACAATGTATGCCTAGTTTGTTACACAATCCTTCAACAGCCAGTCGATTACGTGCATTATTTAAGTCTGCATTGCGGTCATTCAAAAACCAAGTTTTAACAAACCCATCTTGATCGGCTTGCCCAATTTCACTGCCGGGCAAGTAGGTATCATGATAGTGATCAACTTTTTCTGTTATCAAATCAAAGCGATGTTTGGGAGGTGCTGCCATTACTACCAACTTTGGTCGTAGTATGGGTAACCAATGATCTGCTATCATAAAACAAGTGTCTGCGCTGGTGCCGCCCCAGGCTAGATTATAATTTTTCAAGCCCAGTGCCTGCGATACCAAGCAAGGCCATGTGGCTTGTTCTGGAAGACCAATACCAATGGTATAACTGCAACCCAATGAAACCAAACTGTCTGCTCGAGGATCAAATTCTTCTGACCTAAATCCTGAGCTGTTTATACGATATGTTATAGCATCGGGGTCAAGCCATCCTTTGCTGCAAAAATATTCACGATATTCTTCATTTTGAATCAACCGCTGAAAACTTTCTTCGGTATCCGTGGGCATCCATTTTAATGTTTCTCCAGCACGTTTTGTACCAAAATGCCATAGTGTTTTATTTTTCTTCATTGTATTCCTTTGCTATGCTAGGCCACAAGTCCACAAACGTTGTAGATTTTTTTAATGTTGTTTCCATATTCTTGTGCCATGTTAAAATGTAGGACTCTCAGTAATCATTGGGGTGCAATCCATGTGTATGATGTTACTCTATAAGAGTCTGATGGTGAGAGCATGGCATGCCACAACAGCGGTCTATATCCTGTGCTATCTGCTTGATTGATCATAATGTAGCCTGCATTGGGCTGTTCTGGTGTTTGATAACGCAAGGTTGACGGATCTTTGTGCCAGTAAAATGCTGTGCCAGGGCCCTTCCAAGTTAGATGCATGCTGCCTGGCATTTCTCCATCGGTGTGCATGCTACAAGTAAATCCCGGTTCATCCAGCCACCAGGCAGTGCCCGAGTAAGCATGTAATTGTTTTCCCACTTGTTGTTCTATCACAGGCCATTGACTGTTGATTTCTTCATGCCATTGCTCAATCCAAGGTATGGCTGTGTCTACAATACGTCTACGTGCCCAGTTCTCTTGACCTTCCTGACGTTGCCAAGGCAAGTTCATCCAGTCTGTGGCCATAACTTGTGCGGCCAGTTCTGCACTCACAGCATGTTCTACACGGAACAAATTGTTTTCACTGTCTATAGGCATCACAAGCATTGTGCAACCTCTGGCCATAGTCGTGCAAACTCGTCCTGACTGTTGGGATGATATTTTTGTTCTATCAATGTATTGTGCTCACGCAGTTGTGATCTCAAATCTTGTTTTGATTGTAAATTTTGTAACACTGTTTCAAAAAATTGTTGCTCTGCTGGCAAGCAGATTTGTTTTTGCAACAACTGATGTATTTCATTCTGAGCCAGGTCTACTATATCTACACCCAAGTTGCTGGGATCCAAACAATCAGGTTGATACAAACTCTGCCAGTGTATGGACAGCCCGCAAGTTCTAGCAAAGTCAGTTAATTCTACCAGATTAGTAGCGTTGTATATGTTGTACACTGCATGTATGCCTCCCCAGTGGCCTTGCTCTCTCATGAGTTGTTGTATGATATCTAAATTTTTCAACAACAGCGGCCAGTTGCTGCCGTAGCGTACATATTCAAATTGATCGCCAACATTGTCAAAGCTCAAACTCCAACCTACATTTTGTCGTTGGGCTAGTTTTTTAAACACACGGTTGTTGTCTAGTTCAACACTGACATTGGTTATCAGGGTAACCACACATTCCGCAGGGATCACATCCAACAATTGATCATTTTCAGGCAACAACAACGGTTCGCCGCCTACTAATGCCACTTCACGTATGTGGTCTTGGTGTTGTGCAAGATAGTCGCACACTGCTTTGTAGTAGGGTCTTGCTCCTGATGCCACAGACATGTGTTTCAACGCGGCCCATTTGCTACTGCATGCTTCGGCACAATAGTTGCAACTCAAGTTACAAGTAGTATTCCAACGCACATCAATCAGGGTGGGACGATGTTCAGTGTCGTTGGCAGTTTCACAGTCAAACTCCGGACTGACATTGTTGTGCCAATCTCGTTCACTGCGCCCGTAACGTTCGGCCTGCACACAGTTGTAACAGTAGGCATGCGGTTGCCCTTGGCGTATGCTCTGACGTATTTCTTGCATGGCAGGACCGTGCAAGATTTGTTCTATTGACTGTGAGTTGAGATTGCCCAGCATGTTGGGGTCACCAGCACAGCAAGTTTTGACATCACCACGAGGATTGATGTGCAGGCCGCGCCAAGGGGCTGCACAGTAGAAATTGCTCATACCGTATTTACAGTGTTATTCGCTGCTCTTGCATTTTTGGCGTTTGGCATTTGTGAGTGCGCCAAAGTCCACAGGCCATTCTTGTCCAATGGGCAGTTCTCGTGCATTGGCAGGATAAGCAAACTTCACACCTGCTTTGTTTTCAATAGCAGAGACGGCAGCACGAGCCCGGGTCAAGTCATTGCCCTGTCCACCTTCGTGTCGGAAATACCAGCCAGCCATGGCACCTGTGGCTTGATTGATCACAATCTTGTAGAAACCTGTGGGTACTACAACACCGTTGCCAATCTTTTTGTCAGTGGCTGTGTCATACACAGCACCCACATAGATTGTGTAGGTTTGATTTTGTTGCACTGTCCAACCACGTACTGAAGTTTCTAGTAGTTTCCAAATGCCACGATTGAGTCCACCCAGTTGTGGGTACATGTTGGTCATTAGGAAACTTTCATATTCTACTTGTTGATCCCAACTCAAATCACCATCTGGAGCAGCATGACCTTTGTCGTAGCCTGTGCCAGCATAGTCATCTGGTCTTGGTCCGTTGGGCACTGACGCATCAGCAACAAATGCATTGGTTCTTGGCCAGCATCCTAGTGCATTGGGCGGGGTCAGTGTATATGTCACATAGTTGGGAATCTTTGCGGCTGCATCATAAGCCACAAAGTATGCTCTGCGGCAGATGGCTGTGACTTGTTTGCTGGTCTGTGCCCAACCATAAGGATTGTGGGTCTTGCAGTGGTCTACTGCTAGTGGGGCAGTTTGGTCCCAAGCGTGTGCTGAGTTTAAGGCTGTGAGCAACAGCACAAATAAAAGTTTTGTCATATTGATATTTATTGATTGGTTAACGAGGATAGCCGGCAAATGGTTTTACAGGGCTTTGTTTCAGTACAGACGCAGGTTCTAAACTGTTTGGTGTGCTGATTTGTACTTTTTTAGCAGGCAAGCCAGCCATTTTCAATGCCTGATCAATTATGGGTTCAATAGTAGCATTAAAACCACCAATCACTGCTTCTTCTCCAAATGCAGCTTTGGGCGACCAGTCTGGAAAGTTGTCAGCAATGCCATCTGTGCCAGCATCACTTCTGGCACGGGCCATGGCCACGCCCAGTCGATAAATCTGATATGGATCGCTGGATTGTACCCCAGGCAATGTGAACACATGATTCATGGGATCAGCTTGCTCAGGAGGCAGCGTTGTTTGTTCAGTGATAAACTCTCGTGCTCTCATGCTGCTGTCTCCACTGTTTTATCCCAGTGATTATCAGGAATAATGGATTTATAATCAGATTGTTGATTCCAGTAATCATCATCAAAGAATGTATGGTACTTGGTTTTCAACAAACTTTCTCTGCTTTTTTCTATTTCTACTTTGGGCTGGCACATTACCAAATTGTATTTGCAGTTGTTGGTCAACACACCTTTAACATAGGCGCGATTGTTTTTGTGATCGGGTAGAAACACATATTCAGGATTTTGAGAATTTAACTGTAAACAACGTTCGGTCATCTGTTGATTTGTTACTTCATCAGGCAAAATATAAATTACCAGTTTAAAATCTACGGCAGGAACTGCCATCATATTTAATTCTGTGTTGATGATTTGATACACTGCTTTTTTAGCAAATGGACAAACAGGCATATTGCCCAACTGTTCTTGAGGTTGGCTGACATGCTCTATCCAAGATTTGATATGAGCATCAACTTCGGCTGCAGAATGCATGCTCATCGTGGGTAGCCTTTGAACGCTGACACAGGACTAGTGGTGTTCACCGCAGGATGTTCTTGACTGCGCAAGTCACCGTGATTCAAATCTTCATGGTGGCTGCCAATGGCCTTGTAGGCCATTTTCAGCATGTCTTGTTCTTCAGGAGTGTACGGTGCGGCAATGTTGTTGCGGCCTGCCCATGACTCGCCATCTAGTTCGGGCACAAAAGTGCCGTCAGTTGAAGCTACGGCCATCATGATACGATTGAGTTCGTAGGTACGGTCAGCAAATTGCGCATCACGAAACTTGTGCAGGCCCACTGTGCCTATGTCAAGTCTTTTGCTAATTTTGCCAACACGGTCTTCAGCAACAAACTCTTGTGCTCTCATGTTATGTGGCTGGAGTTGCTATACCATTGCTGGCTGCTGTGGCCGAGGTTGCTGTGCCCAGGGCAGTGGCAGTAAAACCGCCGGTACCTGTGAGAATATTCAAGTAGTTGCCAGCACCCACATAGTATTGTGCCACAGCATTGCCAGGAACACTGATGGCATTGGCATACAAATTGCCCACTGGAGTGGTCATTGTGGCGTTGGCCGTGTTGCCATTGGCTTCTTTATAGGTCAACTGCACTGCACTGACTTGAAATGTCACGTTGCTGAGTGATGTAGCGAATTCCACTTTATCTGTGGTCCATGCTACGTTGCCTACAGCGTTTACAACTTGTGTCGTGGTTGCCATTATTTGCTACCTTCAGGTTTGGAGACTATGGGTTGAAATAGTTCTCGTGCTTGATACATCACACCCGGAATCTCCACAGGTGTTTGTTTTACTGCGGGAACGGCAGGCGGCACGTAATTGTTGGCATTACGCTGTGCAATTTCTGCTGCCACTTCACTGTATGGTCTCATCATGATTTACCCCTTGTATGCTCGCCATTGGTTGGTGAGAGCAAAAATGCTTTCATCAACTTTCTTTTCTTCTTTGTCGTCAATGGCTCCGCTGGCTTTCATTCGAGCAATTTTTATATCTTCAAAATCGTTCTTGCCATCGCCGTTTTGATCAACTTGTTTTTTGGCTTCTTTGATACCAGCCATTTCTCTCATACGACGAATACTGTCCTCGTACTGTGGAGGATCGTTGCTGCTGCCACTTCCACCATACACTCCATCAGGATTCATGTCAGAAGTATCTGGACGCATGCCTGATTTCAATGCAGCATCTACTTCGTCTTTTGACATACGAGCAGTATTGGGACTTATGCCTGATTTCAATGCAGCATCTACTTCGTCTTTTGACATACGAGCAATTTCAGGAGATGTTGGCCCTAGATTATTTTTAATTTTGATGCCAGCCTGCTCCATCATTCTACGTAGTGCGTCTTCTTCTTGTGTATGAACCGCTTGGTTGGGAGTGGTAGTTTGTCCATCACCAGCCACGTCAGTCTTGGGCTTGTTCAAGCCACCTGCATAACCAAAGTTGTTGTCGGCTTGTTCAGTGTTAGTAGGCCAATCAGGAGCATTTTCGTCCACTGCTTCGTGTACATCTCCACAACCACAATCTTGCATACCGCAGGTTGAGCATGATTCATCGCCTTGTAATTCACGACCTTGGCCGCCTAATCCTGCTGACTTCAGCATCATGGCCAGTCGCATGGCATCTTCATCTGTGGCTGTGACAGTAAGGCTTTGATTGCCTTCTGTTGAGTCACTCATGTTGATACTCATTGATTCGGCAATCATCAGTTCCAGTTCACGATTCATTGAATCATAAATGCCTTTGCCAACCATGCTGTTGGACTTGGTTGAGGAGGTATCCTTGGTAGATGAGGATGCTGTATCCACGTCATCGTCCATCGGTTTGTCTGGTTTGCCTGGTTTGACAGTCATTTTACCATTGCCAATGGTTGCACTGACTCTTCCGGTGCTACTGGTTGTATAACTTTGCCCAGGGCTAGTTTGTGTAGTGGTCAATCTGCCTTGGTCAGAGTTCTCATCAACTTCTTTCTTTTTGGCTTTTTCTGGCAAGCCTTTGTGCTTGGTCTTGGCAAAATCTTCAGCGTCAGACTTTTTCATGGTCTTGGCCACTTTGCCAACTTCTTTGCTGGCAGGCTTTTCGCCCTTTTGTGCTGCATGCACCATGCCCATGAAACGTTGTTGTTTCTTGCTCACTGCTTTTTCAGCAATGGGTTCTTCTTCGCCATCGTCGCTGGCTTGATTTTGCATGTACTCGTCGATGCTGATCATCATGCCTTCAATCTTGGCCAGTTTTGATTGTACCCATTCTGGCAAGTTGTCGTTGTCGCCTAGAACTCTACTCAAGGCCTGTGCATGACGCACAATGGTCTTGATGTCGTCTTTGGCCATGTCGCCTTCTTGATCGTACTCGCCTTGGTCAGTGATACTCAAATCACCTTCTCGAGTCATCAACTTTGACTTGCCACTTGGTCCCTTGGCACCAATAGCCCCTTTGGTACCTTTTGGTCTGCCACGTCCACGTGGTGCTTGTTGTGCATCTGTGTCATCATCTGCGCCAACTGAATTGCCTTGGTCATCTGTACGGCGTGTGACCATACGGCCAGTGGCGGTGTGTTTGATATCGTGTTTATGTCCACGTTCAACGCTGCCAACTCGTGGTGCATCTTTTCTTGGTGACTTGTAGTCAAATGCATTGTCTTCGCCCATCTTGGCACCTTTGCGTAGTGCGGCTAAATCAGGACCATCAATTCTTTTTGGGTCGCCGCCCAATGCAGCCATTTTCTTTTGCTTTGGACTCAATGCATTACGCATGGCTTCAGCAGCCACATCGCCCAGCATTTCATCAACTTCTTTTTTGGCTCCAGCAATCTTGTCAGCAAAAGTGATTTTGTTTGCAGGAGGTGCCAGTTTGGCAAATGACTTTTGTTTGGCGGTCATTGGAGCACCAGACTCTGGCACGCCTTCAGGATCTCCACTGGGTGCTGGAACTCCTCTTTCGCCTGGCTTGGGTGGATCAGCAGTCCATACGCCACCTTTGATAGTGCCCATGAATTCGCCTTTGGGGGCTGGCTTGCTGGGCTTGGCAGGCGCTTGGGTGGCTGGTTTGGTTGGTTTTGCAGCAGCAGATGGGCCTCCGCTTTCATCTGTGGCCGAACGAGATCTGTCAACAACTGGGGGAATATATTTTCCTTTCCACCCAGGAGGACTGGCATATTCTTCTGGTTTACCTCTGTAGTCATACACTGTTGGGCTGTCGGCTGGTCGAGATCTGTCAACCACTGGAGGAAGTTTTTTACCATCTCGATTGATGTTACCAGATTCGTAATCTTGTATACGTTGCTGTGCCCCTTCGTAGCCGCCAGGTCCGTCAATTACTCCAACAGGAATCTTGCTCCACTCGCCAGACTCTTCATTTACTTCTTCATTATCATACTTGTCATATTCTTTGCGGGTGGCCTGCATTGTTTTTTTGCTGGCACCTGCTGCCTTTTTGTTTCGCAAAGCCTCCAGGCCGTCATCACCATACTTTTTACGGGCCGCTTGAATCGCTGGAAAGCCTTCTTCTTCCAACTGTCCGGCTTTTTTCATCTTTTGAAATTGTGCACCAGCCACACGCTCACCAGCGGCTTTGCTGCCGTATTCTTTGGCCGCTTTGTCGGCTACGGCTTTGAAGCCAGTGGTAGCATTGTTGTGCTTGCCCATGTCACGCTCGTTCAATTGACCATGTGTCTTGCTTGGTGTTTGGCGGATGGCGTCTAGTTTTTTGTTTAAATCGTAAAAGAAACTCATTGTATTATCCTCTTGGGTTGGCGCCAGTGGCTGGCTTGGGTGGGCGATTGATCTTGCTCATTGGGCTCTTATTGCCCGTTGGAATATCATTTGTGGTCTTGGCTGGCGGTGTTTTACCACCAGCAATAGTGAAGTCACTGCGGTAGGCATTTTTCAACACAGCATGATCATAAGGACCAGTTGAGTAGTCTTTCTTCAATGCCTTTTGTTCTGCGTCAGGAGCAGGATAGTCTGTGTCACCCAACAGGTCTTTGTTTTCAGCATCAATTTTTTCATACTCATCTACCAAGCCATCCACGTGTGGTGTGGTCTGCATGATCACATGATTGGGGTCAAGTCCCAGCAACTGTGCCAATTGTTTGATCTGTGGCTCAATGGCTGGATACCGGAAACTCACGTCAAACATTGTTACTGAGTCATTTTTGTTGTTGGGGAAGTCAGTGGGCACAATCTGTATAGGAGTGGTCCGAGGATCACTCATCTTTACAGGATCAAATTGATCCAACTTTTTCTTCAACTGCGATACCAAATCACCGGGCGGTTTGCCCAGCATTTTGATACGATAGTTGTAGGTACGTTCGCTTTCGGCGAGGTAATGGGCAAAATTTTTCATATCAGGTTCCTGTAACATATTTATTCTTTTTTATCTTTTTGATCTTTGCTG